ACCATGCTATAGTCTGACTTCTTGGCACGCGGAGTACCTTCCTCTGGCTCATAGTTATATTCTTCATCTGTATAGTCCCTAATAATTCCTGCAAGGAGTTTAAGTTCTTGTTTCAACGCATAATGAACACGAGCTTGAACCGCAGTCATTACTTTTAACGTACGTTCTAGAATAGCAAATGTTGTTCCGACAGGTGCTTGAGCACTCATATCAGACACGTTTGTATCAGCAGTAGCTGCAAAGCGGCGGCCTTCTTCAACAATCTTATCCATCAAACCAGATAGAACCAGTGAAGGCTCTTTATATGGAAGAGGCAAGATATTGTCGCGGATGTTTCCTGAACCTAAATCTACGTCACGGAATTCACCTGGAGCGATCGGAGTGTCGTCACCTTTAATGCGTAAACCACGGGCTTTTAATCCTCCGGGTAAGTTGGACAACGTTCCTGCGTCCACAAGCTGACGCATGATGCTGGTCGCTGACTTGGCGTAACCACCGATGAGATGGAACAATCCAAAACCATATGCCCCGTATCCAGGGATGTATTGATAGTGAACGAAATGTTGTCGCTTAAGTTTAAGTTTGTCGTCCTCATTCCAGTTTCTCCTGATTGAGAGGATTTCGTTTGTTCCTCTAACCATAGTAACGACATAAGGGAGAGCAATTCCTGTAGGGTGTCCTTCTTCATCTTCGTCCTCATAACCTGGGAGATCTAAGTCAGCATGAATCTCATAAAGCTCAAAGCGATCATCGTAAGATGCGCTAAACCCTGTCTCTGTATCTTTCTTTTCTTGAATATCTGATTTAAACTTCTGTGGCTCACCTAACTCAACGTCACGGTAAAAGCCTGCGTTCATTAGCTTTTGTAACTCATTTTTAGCCTTACGCATGCGGTGTGTCAATCTTGGAGATGAAGCAATCTCACTAACACCATACGGCAGAATCACATCTTCTGCTGGAATAAATATCGAAACCTGACGGCCAATACCTGGATCGAAGTACACCTTTTTAAATGCAGAACCAGCCGATGGCAAGTTCCATAACATTCTCTCGTGCTCGTTGCGATACTCAGGCATCTTCTCAGTTAACTGATAGTTCATGTCTTCTTCGACACGCATCGCCGCTTCTTTTTTCTCGCGGGTTTCTTTACCAATCATCTTAGTTCTTACAGGGCCCTTAGCTGGGAACGTCTCTGTAATTGCTTCAGCCTGAAAACGTACAACCGCTTCAGTAATCATTGGGTGGAACACACCGCAGGCGCCATCCCAAGGTTCAGTTCTTTCTTCAAACTTCAAGCCTAATAATGTAATACCGTCCTTGTACATCTCTTCCCAATCTTTGCGGGAATTTAAGTCATTATCAATATCTTCTTGTAGTTCGCTAGCAAGCGTTTGTAACTTGCCAGGTTCCATTTCTTCCGCTAAGTTCTCGTTAAAGTCTTCGTCGCCACCGACGTCTTCCATATCAAAAACTTCTTCGCCCTCAACGCTAATGCGTAGGGCTTCTGGATCTTCAACTTCAATCTCAATATCTGGCTCTGCACCAGCTAATGCATCTAAACCTTGTGGTGCCTGGTACAGGCCTTTTTCTATTGACATATTTAATCCTTAGTTTTCTTTACTTTTTTAGCCCTAGGTTTTCTAACTTTCGTCGGAACCTTAGTTAATTCATTAATCCTGTGCTGCAGAACTCTAATTTTGTCTTCAGAGTTAGAAGCAATCTTTTCCATCTCGTAGCAGTACTCAATAAGAGTTGGGAAAACACTTATCAACTCTCTACTAAATTTCTCTTCTGCGGCTTGGCGGGACTCAACGTTCAGTTTTTTCCAAACATCATTGTCAGCCATTCCATTTTGAATCTCTTCAATATCACGCGCTCTTACCACATCGCGCCACAATAAATTTACTCTTCCCATAAAAAACATAATATTCTCCTAGTAATATGCCGCTCTCCTGCGACGAAACGCCAATGGCTCATCTGCCATGTCACTATCTAATGCAATAAACCCACCTTGTCTATACCGCAGCAATGCTTGCGTACAAGTATCAACAAAGTCATCGTGCTCGCCCACTGGGAAAGCAGCAATCTCTTCAATAACATCACGGGCCCAACGAGTATCGGGAGCCCACACCTTTTTAGATGCAAACAAGTCCGTTACCGCGTTCATACGCGCGATCTTATCATTACCCCGGCTAGGTGAAAACTCTTGAATCGGCAACCCCATCCGCCTAAGTTCTTGAATTAATGGCCCACCCGAAGCTTTTTTCTCGATTATACACGCGTCTGGCTGCCATTCTTTGTAATGTTTCATTGCAACCGTCTTTAATTCTGGAAATGCCATCCGATCTTTGAACGCATCCAAGAGAATCAGGTTTGGTGACATGTTGTCGTGCTCGTTATACCAAACTCCCCACGTTGTGCACGCAGAATAGTCGGATGTAGTCTTAGTTTCTAGCGCCGTATCCCATGACTGGATGATATATTCACAGCGAGGTGGTTCATCTGCTTCCCAAACCTGCCAATCAGTTCTTTTAACCATGGCTGCCGTGTCAGATGTCGGCTGCTGCATGTACTGAGCGTTCCAGAATCGCGGATCAATGGATGCTTTTGTGTTTTTTAGAGCTTCTAGAGTCCATTGTTCAGGCCAAAGAGACTTTTCTTCTTCGGTCCCCTCGTTAACTATGGCTGGTAACTCAACAATTTCCCACGGAATTGTGCCTGGGTTCTTAATCTGGTAGTCAATCAAGCGGCCTGTAAGGTCAAGCAAACTCCAGCGAGTCATAATTACAATAATTGCACCGCCAGGCATGAGACGTTGCAACGGACCAGTCTGAAACCAACTCCAAGCGTTATCAAACGCTAGCCGGCTATTAGCTTTCATGTCCTGTTCAGAGTGCGGATCGTCAATAACAAATAAGTCAGCACCACGACCGGCAAGAGCGCCGCCAACACCAGCAGCATAATACTGTCCACCAGCAGATGTAGACCATTTGCCCGCAGCTTTCTGATCGTCCGCGACTTCTGTGTTTGGAAATATCTGTTTGTATTCATCTGAATCGATTAAATTTCGCACTCGCCTACCAAAGTCTTCAGATAAGCCCGCCGTATGGGTACCCATGATGATCTTTTTGTCGGGGTACTTACCCAAGAAATACGCAGGGAACAGGTACGATGAGAACTCAGACTTACCCATACGCGGTGCTATGTTTATTATTACACGTTTCTTCTTCCCGTCAACTACGTCTTGGAAAATTTTAGCTAGCTTGCGGTGGTGAGGCCCTATCTTGAAACCTGGATAAACAGCTTTTGCAAAATCTATTGGGTCTGCAGCTGACCCTTTTAACTCTACGCGTTTGTCTTTTTCACTAAGGTCTGCCAACAGAGCAAGCTTTTCTTCTTTACTCATGTGCGGTAGCGCTTGTAGGATCTGCTCTTTATTCATCAGTTTTTTTAACCTCAGCATCTACCACATCTGCATCACCCATATATTTTCCTAGCCTCTCCCGAATCTGTTTCTCAAGCTCTTCATCACTCATTTCTTCACGTCGTACTTCAACACGATCAGTAAACAGAGCAACCTCAGTAACTTTACCCAACATCTCAAGTGCTTTTAATCTTATTCTGGCGTCTGGATGGTCTGTCTCTTTAACAATCTTAGCAACAGCCATAGCTCGCATCTCGTTTGCTTGTTCAACAAACTTCCACTGGTACGCAGTAACCATAGCTACCGACGCACGTATTTCTTCCGGAACTTGCATTTCCAGGAGTTTATTTTTTGCTTTGGGGTCTTGTGTTGCTAAGGCTTGGAACGTATCTGATACTTTTTGTTCTTGTGCTTTGTCGATGATCGCTTCATCGTCTTGGGTAAGTTCAGCTAACCAATTAGCTGTTTGGCTTTGGGCGCCTAGTGTTTGGGCTGCGTTTATTTTTTCTACTGGCGTGAACGCCACTTCCCCCGAGTCGTCGTCGATCTCAGGCACAAACTCAGATGCAGCTTTTGAAACCAAATGGTCAAACACTCTCTTCTTACCTCTTTCTTGGCGCTATGGGTGTAGCGAATGTGTGAAGTATATCATAAATAAAAAGAAAGCGGCCGCACTAGGCGGCCGTGGTAATACTTAAACTTCTACTTAGGAAAGGTGGGATAGTGAGACCCACACCGATATATTACTTCACTTCAAAGAATTTTGCAACTTTTTTTAATTCTGTCTGTGCGTACTCTGTGCTTTGTTCAAGCGCTTGTACAAATGCTTTTCTTTGTTTCTCAGCCAACTGCATCATTTCTGTATATAGTTCTAAACCAAACATTTTATTTTCCTTTAGGTTGTTTATGCTGCAGTGCAGCATTTATGGGTAGAGTATACACCAAAAATAAAGCCAAATACCAACTAAAACAAACTACAAAAGGAAAACCCCGACTGAGGGGAGCAGCCGGGGTTTTGGTGCGATGGTAATCAGTCACCGCGAAGGAGAGTACGACCACGCCAAATGAAAGGAGAAAAACGTGACCGCGTTGTAAGTATAAAAGATTTTTTTGTGTTATGTGATAGTTTTTAAAAAACTAAAACTGGTCAGGGTGGCAGGAGTCGAACCTGCGATCGCCCGCTTCCAAGGCGGCCATGTTAACCACTACACCACACCCTGATAGGTATGATGTGGGTCGCGGAAGTAGAAGGCTTTTTTTCATAACAGGTTTAGTGTACCACAAAATAAACAGAATGCACACGTAGTGCACAAAATACGATACAAAAAAATAAGGGTGGTTATTGATTTGCTACGCTGGCTCAACAACCAAAGCCTCGGTACGGCCGAGTAGTCTCAACCCCAAAAGCAATATACCACAAAAAATGTGTAACATACTACACAAAACCCCATAGTCCAAAGTTAGACAAGATTGTATAAAATTTTACATAGAAGTTTTGGGGGTTTTTATAAGTTGTTGATTTATATAGTGTTTGACATAGGCGTTGTACATTTTTTACAGAAATTTTGGTTTGCGGCTAACAAACAGTGTTCTATGGCGGAGGGCTCATGGTCGTCAAAAAGGGGTTATGCCTACCCCGTGGGGTCAAGCCAAGCCAAATCCAAGGTCTAGCAAAACCCCATTTGGTATAATAGAGTTATCGGTTGGGAAACAAAGCCCACTCGATTCAACCAAGCCAAGCTAATCACTTGGCTTTTCTTTTTGGGAACATCTGTTCCCTTTTACTTTTGGAGAAACAAATGAACACATCTAATCTAATCAATGCTTACAGCAACTACATCACATCAGGTATGTCATTCAAGGACATAGTCGCTAAGGCACTTAACAGCAAGGGATACCTAGACAATAAAGTAATAGAACAACTAGCCGAAACACACGCAACCGCATATGGCACGAAATACAAGCGGACTATCTTCTACAAGCAAACAAGCTCAGGCACTTGGTCATTCTATACAGACGAGGCTTGCACAAGAGAGAACCGAGATGACACCGCTTTACGCCAATGGCAACGAGATGTTCAAATCTATCAAGCCCTAGTCAAGAAAGCTAAGACAGTCAAGCAAGTAGACGAGGTAGCTAAGCAAGCCAAAGCAATTCAAGGCAAGTTTAGCAAAGCCCAAATCACAAAGTTAATCAAGCTACTAACAGCTTAAGGGAACAAATTATTAAAAACCAAAACCATCAGGGAACATTTGTTCCCACATTTGACAGAGTTTGGCGAAGTAAGCGTGGATGTCAGGCTCTGTCGCAGTTCTAATTTATGTCAAACCAAAGGAGAATCACATGAAAGCACTTGAATACTTTATGAACCTAGCCCTATTCGGCACATTCATACTCAGCATCACAATCGTAGCGGACAACCCAGCACCACTTTACTTAGCAACCCTAGTCCTATCCACAATCGGACTTACTCTAATGTTCTTAAACCATATCCAAGGAGAAACAAAATGAACACAGGCGTAAGAATGTGGTGCATCAGGCGTGAAGTATGGGAACAACGACACGCACAAAGACTAGCCCGCATCATGGGCAAGATGAAACAACCAAGGTTCAAAAGAATCCGTAAGACAATGCAGTTCAACTAAAGGGAACAACTGTTCCCACAACATCAATCAAAGGAGAAACAAAATGAAACTTAACGCAAACAAATTCACAGGCGGAGCTTACTTCTTAATCGACAAAAAGACAGATGCGATTGTAGGCGAATGGAAGGCTTTAGGGACTGCTGTAAAGCATTGGAAGGTAGGGTATCAACGCAACCCCGATCTCGTTGTGGTGCCCGTTGCAGACGCTCAGCTATTCCTTTTAAAGAGAGGTTATTAGTTTGATTGTAGGTATGCACGAAAAGGGTGCAGTGGACTATTGTCCACTTACAAACAGGCGAAGACATAGCGAAGTCACCCCAAACCCCTTATGTTATCAAGCACTGTCCACAGTGAAACACTATTACCTATATATAAAGAGATATAGATATATATAAGTAATAGAAAGTAAAAGTGGGTAGATATAAAAAGGTAAGTTGCTTAGTTTAATAATTCCTGTATTTAAGTAGACTTTTATGCACCAAGCCCTCAGACCCAAGCCCCATATGCAAAACTGCTGTAGCACACAGCTGTCCTTTAGTGTAATATAAGCGGACATTCAACGAACAAGGTGGACAAAATGATAGAGATAGATGACGAAGACATAGAGGGAACACTTGTTCCCACGAAACAAAACATACAACCCGACCACATACAATGCACAGCGTGCAAAGAAATAAAACCAAGAAAAGAATTCATACGCACGCTAACCAAGGCACAATCATCAGCCCTACTCAAGCGACCAACGAACACCAGACTAAAAACAATAAGCAAGAAGTGTAAAGACTGCTGGACAAAAGCAAAAAGAACCAAGCCACTCACACGCAAAGAGATACAGAATAAGATGGTGAGTGGAGATATGCACAGCATACTCGGAGAACTAAAGATAAAAGAACTAGATGAATCAGCCAACGCCAAAAAGAAACGAGGAGCCAAGAACAGATGGAACAATCATAGGGCGGACTTGCTAGGACAGTATAGAAAGGCGTTGATGGGGTTTGTTCGTAGTAAGTATGTGTATTGGAAAGGGTGCAGGGCTGAGCTGAAAGAGTGGGCAGAACAGGACTACCTGATAGCCAAGCAACACGCAGAAGAACTAATAAAAGAATTCAACCCTAAAACAAAACCCGCTCCACCTAACCAAATCGCGGACTGCTATACACCCACAGAACTAGCAGACCTACAGAATTTATTTAACGCAATACCGCCCGAGATCAGGGCGAAACTAAGGAGAGTAAGATGAACGAAGATAAGATGGGCGAAGTTATTGTTTTAATTGGTAGTTTAATTTTAGTAGTTGATATTCTTATGGGGGTGTTGAAATGAAAGTGTATATAGTTAAGAGCTTTGGGCCTGATAGTGGCTGGGTAAACTTGCGTGCCTTTGCAGATGTAGATGAAGCCGTCAAGTATGCGGATAATGTAGGTAGTCAGATACCCCTTGACATCACAGACGAGTTCGTTGAGGTAGAAGAACTTACGCTTGAGGGTGATATGTTTTTCTTTGAAGAGCCTGAAGTCTATGACGAGTATGGCGTGAACACAGCCAATACATTTAATACATCGCCAAAGGATTAAGCATGAAGATAATAAATAAGCAAGGCAACGAGATACAGGTAGGCGACATAATAAAGCGTAAGGATTACAGAGGGCGGACTAGGACATACCGCATAGACGAGGTGCGACCGCATGATGTGCTTGCCACAGAGTTGGGTGAGTCTTCTCTTTCCAACATAACTACGGTCA